ATGTATTTCCATCCATAATACCTATTGGAACTATATCTTGTTCTATTTCTTTTTGTTTTTCTGCATATAACATAGACTTTAAGTCTGCATTTGATATGTCTTTAAACAGTGGTGTAGACACAAACCATGCAAATAATACACAATTCATGACCATATCATCATGACATCCACCATCTGCTTGGAAGGATTGTCCTTTAGATACGAAAGTTGCAAACTCCTGTATAGTATCTACATCCCTTATATAGAGTTTTTTCTCTTCCATTATCTCTTTAAGAGCTGCACATCCTTGTGCTTTGACCTTCTTGGTCATCCTTACTCCTACTCCATCTGCCTTAACAGCACTGGTTAGGAACATATTTTCATATTCTAATTCGTAATATAACTCTCTACAAACCATTGTACCTTGATTATTATTCTCTACAATAATAAGTGCATCATTATATAGTTTACCATATTTTGCACATATATCTGGTAATAACATAGGAGATATTAAATTATCTCTAAATGTTGCAACCTGTTCAAACATATTACCATCATGTATATCAAATATAGTAAATGTAGAGTAATCCATACCCTTACCTTCTGCTGTATCTACACACATTATATACTCATGGTGTGGTTTAGGTTTCTTATATATCCTTGCATTACCATATAATTCTTCTGGATTCTCTGATACTAATCCCAAAATTACATTAGATGGTATTAAAGTTCTACCAGTTCCCAAGAAAGAATTACCAAATTCTTGTTCAAACTGCAACTCTGATGTATTTGCAATAGTGGTTTCTTTCCATTTATCATCTCTGCCAGGCACATCATGCCAGTTAACTTGGTAGTTTGCAAACTCATTTGACCCTGTAACTGAAGCTTCCCAGATACGATGGAACATATTACCTACTCCATTTGCAGTAGATGTAATAATAACCTTCGAATTCTTACCAGAGGTAATTACTGGATATGTACCAGTATAGAATGGTTCTGCATTCTCTACAAAAGCAAATTCGTCAAGATATAAAAGATTAACAGATAGACCACGAATCGAAGATGTGGTAGTCGCCGATGCAATAATTCTAGAATTGTTTTCAAAATCTATGCTTCCTTTGTTAAGTGATTTCGTTCCAGGCTGTAAAAAGAATGGTTCATTCTCCAACATAGTTGTTATACGAGATAACATCTCTCTTGCTGTTGCACCTTTGTTTGCCAATATGGCAACTGTTTGTTCTGGATGGAACAAGATGTACCAAAGAAGGTAGGCACATACAGTAATTGACTTTCCACTCTGCCTACAGGCAAGGACAATGTTAAACCTATTATCAGTAAACTGGTCAATAAGATTTTCTTGATATTCATACAATTTAAAAGGAACTAATCCTTCATCCAATGAAATTATTCTGATGTATTTAGTAATGAAGTATGCTGGGTCACGAGTACATTGTAGATATTCTTGTACCTTGTCGTCATCCCATTCTTCTGTAACACCACTTCTTTTTACTTGGGCATTACCTAGATATCCTTCATTCTTTGGTTTCGGCATTCTTATTCTTCAATAGTTTCTGCAATTCAGCAGTTGAACCTATAAACAAGTTTTGATTTGTTGTTTGATTTTTAGGTTTTTCATCTTGTAAGTCATCCATCATTTTCTGGATTTGTAGTAGTTTCTCTGATGTCTCTGATACTGTCTTAATTAACTGTCCAGCAACCTCATAAGTCCTCGGATGTTCACTTTCTTTTGCAAGGTCTAGGATACCCTCTATTGCATCCTGTCCCCGCTCTACGAGTCCATATAGAGTGTTTCTGGTGTATTTGTAGTCTATCTGTTGTTCTTCATCCCTCTCACTAAATCTGCCGTTAGCATCCCTAGGAACGAGTTGTTTATTGGTTTCTTTGACTACTTCTTCTGCTTCATTGTTGATATCTAGAAGTTCATCTAGTCTGTCTTCTATAGGTTGTTTCATAATTAAATATTAGACTTGTCTGTATTGTAATCGAAGTCGTTTCCATCAAAAAAGTTTATTGTCTCAGTTATATTTAGTGGACTTGTATCAGCTGCTGTGTTAGTTGGATTAGGCACCATCTTAACCTCACTCTGTCTTCCAGCAGTTGTATCTACTTGACCATCTGGTGATATATATGTTCTTGCACGAACATCTCTAATAATTTCTTGAGATGCAATAGAACCATATAGATATGTTTTCATTTCAAAGTTTAATGTCCATGTAATTACTCTACGAGATTGAAAGTCCCCCTCATACTCATCTGTATAAGATACATCTGATAGAATAATTGGTACATCTCTTTTTTCAGCAGTGCCTGGCACTGTAGTCATTGTGACTGTAAAGTCTGGTGTAAAGAATGGTAATATCTGTTCTACAATCTGTAATGCATCCTCAGTGTTCTTTGATAGGATATATAGACCAAAGTTTATATTATATGGAACTGGTGCAAATTGTGTTCTCATAATAGTATTATCAGAGGCATCTTTTAGTTTATATTGTTTTAGTTTACCTAATTTTCTTTCTGCATCGTATGTAAGACCTGTAATATCAAATGCAATTCTAGGCAAAGTCATTGCAACTCTGGAATTAGCATTGTCCATGATATCACCTGCTTGGTCTACTCTTGCAATAAACTTTTGTTTAGGCCCATAGGATAATGGAACTCTTACATTTTGAGTTGCACTTCCAGACCCATTGTCTCTCATGATATCAATCTCATTGAACATAGTACCAAAGACTGATACTGCCCTTTTGATTGCTTCATGATAGAAATGTGATTTACCTAACATCTTTAATTCCTAGAGTATAGTTTTCTGCAGCGTCTTCTGCATAACCTTCACTTTTATTACTATATAATTCATCTTTTACCCATAAATTGTTTTCATAGAACCTAACTCCCCAAGAGTCACCACTTCTACCAACATCTGCTTTTCTAACTCTGTCATCACTCCAATATTGTGATGCAATGTATTGAAATACTTTCATTCTTGATTCATCTTGTTGTAACATATTTAAGTACCATATTGCCATAGTATTTATAGTGACCCAAATGGATTGCTTTCACTAAAGTCTACTATGTTATCTCCAGCAGTTTCAAAATCTTTGTTATCTGCAAGTGGGTCATTAGGCATTGCATATTGGTCTGGTGCAACTGTTACTGCCCTATTTGCATTACTTGTTGCACCTACTATATTACCAGCATTCGAATTCGATGATAGTACAAACATAGTGTTTGCAGCTGGTACAGATGTATCATTAAATGTAATGTTATTAACTTTAAGTACTTTATTAGATGCACCAAGTGATGAATAAGATACCACTTGACCAGATACAGTCTTACCAGTATTGACAGTTTGAGTTACAGTTTCACCTACTATAAAGTCTCCAGAACCAGCACCACATGTCATTTGAACTTGATATGAGAACTGGTCTTCTATATTGTCTAGTTCTGCAATACCAACATCGATTGTTTCGTGTGAGTACTCGAATGTTTCAACTTGTAGTTTAAATACATTAAGTTTACCTAACTGATAGAATGGATTTTCGTGTTCTACGAACCTTATTTCAAATACTTGGTTTCCAAGAGGGAAGTAAATTAAATCTCCTTCTTGAGGTCTTGTTGATGTTGCAAGATTAGCGTCTAGTGATATAAACCTTTGCCAAGTTCTTCTTGATAGAATGAATGTTGCTTGGTCTCTAACTTCCACACCAAATTTTGAAAGTAAGTCCCCTTCTCCCTCAAACCCTTCGGTGTTTTCGATATACATTTCAACCATGTATGCATCACCAAACTTGGATGATGTATCTTCACCAAAGATTTCATCCTCATCCACGATTTTTCGTGGAAGGTAGTAACACTCATGTCCATAGAATCTAAGTGATTCTACAACCAAGTCTTCATGCAGATTTTGTTCTGATTGAACTGCATGGTTAAAATAAACATTAGTAGGCATTGATTACCCCATCATTATAGCAGATTCAGTCTGTAATAAATTACTTTGTTCCTCTAACTTTTCAATTTCTGTATTTGCATCTTCTAGGATTTGTCTTCCTTGTAAGGTAACTCCGCCTGGCAACTGAATACCTTCGAACTTAGATAAGTTCTGACCCCACTGTCTTTTTATAAGTGCAGTGACATATTTTTTCAACCAAACATCATTGTATACATCTGTAAATTGACTTGGGTCTATTTTCCTATAACAATCAATAACAATCCACTCTCCAGCTGTAACTGCATTCGACCAGTCCATATCTAGGTACAATCTGTTCTGTGCTTTGTTGAATCTAACTGGAACTTGACCAATTAGAATCTCATCCAATAATTGGATATGATTTTGCACCATTTCATATTGTATTATAGATGTAGAAGAGATGTCGTATAGGTCATTTAACCTTAACTGATATCTTAAGTCAAACATGTTTAAACCAGATTTATCTACAAATGGAAATACTCTTAATACTGAATATACTGATTCTGGAAGAACAACATATCCTTGACCTTCTTTAAAAGTCATATTAGTTGATATATGTGAACCAGTAGATGATTGAGCCATACTTGCATTATTCTTTTGGTTTGCAAGGTCATTATCATTGATTTGATGTTTTAAATATGTACGAATAGTACCATCATAGTGGTACTCTGCAAAATATTGTAATGCATCATCTATGATATCATCAATCTGGTCATCGTCTACATTAATATCTATGACTGGTTTGCCCAGTTGTCTTAATGCATATTCTTTTAGTGTTGCTTTGCTGTTTGGAGCTGCCATAACATAATCCTATTTAGAAATTCTTTTCTTCTATAGGTTATTTATGTTATTTCTGATTTGAAAGTAGGAAATCGTCTAATTTTCCATCTATTTTTTCAATAGACTCTATTAGTGGTTTTATTGCTCTTGCAAGGTCATCTTTTTGGATATAATCTCGTGCAACCTCTTCTCTAGTTCTATTAAGAAGTATTTCAATTCTCTTCAACTCATTTGCTTGGTTAATTACCCACCAGCCGACTCCAGCTGCACCTGCTGTTAAAAGAAAATTCCAGATTAAATGAAACATCTCTTGTTCATTACCCATTATTGATTGCCCTCGATTGTATAGTACTATTTAGGAATTGCAAGATTTCCATCTGGAAGCACTTCTAATTCTAAAACATCATTAAAATTAACAGAACCACCCATAGCTCTGTTTCTATCACCTGTCGGTTTATGTATGAAACTGTTATTAAATGCAATTGAGATTCTTTCAAAATCTGTAGTATGTGGTTCAACAAAGTGTAACATTGCAGAAGGAAATAATAATAAGTCACCATCTTGAGGTATTAAACCAAAATGGTCTGCATCCCTACGAGACATATGTGGAAAATCTGACATGTGTTTTGAATGACCAGATAAGAATTGTATTAGACCATCTTGTCTACTATTCTCTGGCATATGTACATAGAACGCACCACTATACCAACAGCCTGGATGTGTATGTGCATTGTTGTAGGAATTTTGATAATTTATATTTACCCAATAGTTTCCATGGTCTACTTTATACTCATTCTTTTGCTCACCCATAAAGAATGGAAAAAGTTCATTATCAAAAACTTTTTCAACACCATTTAATAAAGATTGGAATATGGGTCTATCATTTACACCATCATTGGACTGCCAACCACTAGAATTATTAGAACGATTTCGACCAACTGGGTCTTCCTTCCTCATTGTATAACACTCTTTTTTCATTGCGTCAAGTTGTTTTTTGGTTATATAACCTTTGTCTATTAGATTTGTTCGGAAAACATTCCATGGAAATAGTGGTAAAAACATTACTTAAACCTCTTTACTGTTGATAATTGTTTTCTGTAGAAGTGTTTGTGTTCTGGAATCTTATTCTCACCAGCACCTCTGGCCTCTAAAGTTTTTACAACTGGGTCTTTCATTCTTTCAAGAAGTTCTTTTTTTGAAAGGTACTTTATTGTATGCTTCCAAGGGTATCTTACAAAAGGTACAACCTGTACCAGTGGTGTACCTTTGGGAATAATAAAACTATTATCTGATTTTGGATAAAAAATACACATATTATTAGTGGTTACTTGATTGAATGCATCTGTATCAATAATTCCTTGCCATGCATGGAAGTAAGGATTATTAAATAGAAATGGGTCTAACCAATATGTTGAAGTTCCAGGCGGTGTCGTTATTAAGAAATCAACCTTAAATTTAAATGCCATCTTATCATCAAATCCACTACCTCTTGTCTGTGCAGCTGGATGACCCCCTATAACATAATTATTATCTAATTCTTCTACAAGAAGTTTATGTTCCTTACAATAAATGTTTATATTATCAATGAGTGTTTTACTTCCAGTCTTATTGTATTCTTTAACAAGACTTTTAAGTTTTCTAAATTTTTCTGAATGTATATCGTCTTTTAATGCAAGTGCAAGTGTAATAGGTTCACCTTCTGGGTTTGGAGA